GTGAATTTGAGCAGCTTAAGCGGCAGCTGGAACGTGAGGAAACTGCGATTGAGGAATCCTACTTGCGCAGGCTGGACATCATCCGTTCCAACACTGCAGCCGGGTCCAGAGCGCAAGCAGACCTCAGCTTGGCCTTGGTCACGCAGTATGAGGAACAGGCCATGCGGGAAATTGAGCAAAACAAACGCTCAGTGGACACCATGTGGCAGGCTCTGAGCCAAGAGGAAGCACTGATTGAGGCATCCTACCAGAAACGCAAGGACATCATCCTTGCGCTCACAGAAGCCACAGAGGAAGAAAAGCAGGCACTGCTGGATCAGGCCAAGCAGACCTATCTCAACAGCATTCGTGCCAACCAAAAGGAAGCCAATGATGCCTACCTCAGCGCAGCGGATCAGTTCTTTGGCGACATTGCCAGTATCGGTGATTCCTTTGGCAAAAAAGGTTTCAAGATTGCTCAGGCGGCAGCGATTGCCCAAGCAACCATCAAGATGTACGAATCAGCCACGGGTGCCTACGCAGCCTTGGCCGGGATTCCCTATGTTGGCCCAGCACTCGGTGCGGCAGCCGCTGCAGGTGCTCTTGCAGCGGGGGCAGCCAACATCGCTGCTATCAAATCCCAACAATACTCTGGTGCCTACGCACACGGCGGGATGATTCCTGCCGGGAAGTTTGGCTTGGTGGGGGAAGCTGGCCCAGAGTTGGTTTCTGGCCCAGCAATGGTCACGTCCGCAGCCACCACGCGGGACAAGATGGCCAACGCCAAAGCCGGCACCACGGTCATCAACATCAAGAACTACACCGGGCAGCAGGTACAGGTCAATGAAAGCATTCGTGATGACCAGAAATTCCTGGAATTTGTGATTGGCAAGACCACTGCCGCAGTGGAGGACAAAATTGCCGCAGGAATCCACACAGGCGGCACCAAGGTGGCCAGCGCAATTGAACGCACATACCCAGTCCGTAGAGGGGCAAAAACAACATGAGTGAACCATACCCAACCACACTTCCAAACCCGTCTGCCAACTTCAGCGGGACCACAGCCGCGCCTGTACTCCGCACCGAAATGGACAGTGGGCTAGTCCGTCAGCAATCCCGGTTTGCCACGAGTTTGCGCACGTACAACGTCAGCTGGGAATTTGACGCAGCTGAGTTTGAGGATTTCAAGACTTTCTTCCATACAACCTTGGCTAACGGCACCAAGACGTTCCAATTGCCAATGATGACCGATGGTGGGTTGACCACGATTGATGTCAAGTTTGCTGGGGGCGTCTACAACCAGCGATACGTGCCGGTTGACCGCTGGAACGTGTCTGCCACGCTTGAAGAGGAAGTGGTGCAGCTGGTAGCAGCAACGCCCAATCCGGTCACGCCGGTATGGTTCCAACCTGAGCGGGACATCCTGATCAACACGGTGCTCAACAACACCTATGCCAACAACCTCTTGCACTGCTATCCTTCCCCCGGCGAAAACCTGTTTTTGACCGTGCCTGAGATTGAGTCTGCTAGTGATCTGCTGCCCATTGGCGTGGTCAATCATGGACCGGGCAACGTGGTGATCAAAGTCAATGAAGACACAGAGGTGGTTGACCCAGAGGAAACGTGGATGAGCCTGGCTGCATCCTTGGGTGCGTGGGCCATATACCGCATGGATGAAAGCGTTGTTACTGAAGCTGGGAAGGTGGTTGGCCTCAATGATTTGTCCACAAACGTCCACCATTTGAGGGACTACACAGCTAGCAATACAACCAAGGCCACGTGGGCATCCGGGTGGTTGCGTTCCGCCTACTCTGGGGCAGGTTTCATTGGCACCCCAATGCGGTCCAATCCCCTACTGGTCAGTAGCGAGTTGTTCTCAATCAACCTGCCAACCTATGCGGTGTTGGTAGTTGGTCGTTTCCCCACGGTGTCGGAAGCCGTTGGTGCGGTGTTCACAACCGCTTGGGAAGATGGTGGAGTATTCAACCGCACCTCACTTTTCCTTGGAGGAACACATGAGTGGGCGTTGTACCAGAGTTCAAGTACCGGCAGTGCCGTTGTGTCCCACGAATCCCCCACTTCCGGTTCTACCCCACGATTGATGGAATACGCTGTGGTGGCACCAACCAGCAAAGCCACTTTGCTGATCAACGGCTTTCCCGTCACCGCCAACGCATATAACACACAAAACATGACACGTCTGCAGTTGGGCGGATGGGGACCAACCACCGGACCTTTGTGGACACCAACAGCAGAGTTTGCTGCAGCGGTGGTTTTCTCTGGGTCCACAGTAGCTTCCTTGTACACAGACAGAGACCAACAGAAAACTATGGCCAGGCTCAGACAGCTGATGCTGGATGAGTTTGCCCCGTAAAACAACAAACACCACAAAACAATGGCAAACCAACCAACAATTGAAACCACGCTCACCGTCATCCCGGAAACCCCCAAGTGGAGACTGCAGACCATTCGCGTCCTGCAGTTGCTTGGTGTGCTTGCTGGGTTCATCGGTGGTGCGGACTTCCTCCAACTGCTTCCACTGTTTCCGCCCGACATCGCCAAGTGGTTGATGGTCAGCGGCCCAGCGTTTGCTGCTGGAGCCAAACCCCTGCTCATGCTCATCGGTGACTACCTTGACGACGGTGTCAAAAATGACAGCTTCAAGGTGAGCTTGATCCTCATCCCGTTCCTAGCACTCATGTGTCTGTGGGCGACGGGATGCGCTGGAGTGAGCGTTGCCACGCCGTATGGGGACTTCTACAGTGCCAAAGACGGCACTGTGAGCTATTCCCCACCGTCCACATCGGTTTCCATCCCCGTCTACCGTAGCAGCAAATGAGTGAGACGCTGGCCCAGACCACTTTGCGGATCAAAGCCATGCAGCGGCACATCCGCCCGTTCTACCCCAAAGCGGATCAGGAACGGGCGGATGATGGATTCTGGGGACCAAAAAGCATCAAGGCATGCCGTGCGTATTTGTGCTCCCTGATGCCAAGCCCATCCCCGTGGCCACTCCCCAACCAGACGGCACTCCGCAAGTTCTACGGTGCACCAGGTGACGAGTCTCAGCTGGTTTTCATCACCTTCCCCTTCCCGGTTTTCTACGATGGGAAGCTGGTGACCAAAACCCGCGTTCATCACAAGTGCGCGGATTCCCTTTTGCGTGTACTCAAGGACATCGGTGCCCGATACTTCAGTGATCGTGGCGTCATGGAGGAAGCTGAGGACTACGGCGGGGGGTTCAATTTCCGCCTAAAGCGTGGAGGCTCAACGTATTCCCTTCACGCTTACGGGGCGGCGATAGACCTTGACGCGGATGACAACACTTTTAGAGACTCATGGCCAATGCAAGCGGACATGCCACTGGAGATCATGGAGTGCTTTGCCCGTGAGGGTTGGGTAGCTGCCGGTGCGTTCTGGGGGTATGACGGCATGCACTTCCAAGCTACAAGACCATGAACGGATCATTTCCATTTGCCATATTTGCAGTTCTGTTTGGCACTGTTGCCCAAATGCCATCAGATTCCTCAGCTCCTCTTGCCTTTCTTGAACGCTACGGATTCCCGGTGCTGGTTTCCGTGGCACTTTGGCTGCGTCTTGAGCGCAACCAAAAAGATGAACGGGATGACCGCAAGGCCAGTGAGCAAGAACGTCTCAAGGCACTAGAAGCACTCAAGGAAGCAGTAGAAAATGGGCAAAGCGCGCACTTTGAACTAGCTGTCAAGGCAGTGGAGTCCAACAACGCCCACGCAGCAGCGGTTGCGGCTTTGTCAGAAAAACTGCACCTCTACAAAGGCTGTCCGATGCACCAGATGGAATTGTTCAAGGTGATGGATATGCACTCAACCAAACCCCCACAAACCCATGAATCCGGCACTCAGTGAGGCCATCAAAGAGGCATACGCCTTGGCTCCAGCCACGGTTTCACACATCCACACGATTGAGCTTCAGCATGATTCCCTGACACATCCGCTCAGGCTGGTGCAGGGGTTTCTCAACCGTGAACTAACCACAGTTGAGGACGGTTTGGTGGAGTTCATTGCCTGCCCGTTTGAGTTCCTGCTGCCCACGGTGGACGACAAGGGGCTGACTGAGCTTCAGCTGACCATTGACAACGTGGACAACCTTGCTTCAGATTTTTGTGAGGCAGCCATGAACTTCCCCACACCAGTCCGGGTGCTGTACCGTCCGTATCTCAGCACGGACCTCAACACCCCTCAGATGGATCCACCGCTGACCTTGTACTTGCTCAACGTGGTGGTGGATGAAACCCGTGTCAGTGGACGGGCGGTGCCGGCAGATTACCTCAACATGCGTTTCCCAACCGAAAACTACACCCGCAGGAACTTCCCAGGCATCAACTCCTAGTGCCCAGAAACCACCCAATTTGCCATGCAAACCCCCGTTGCTGAAGTTCTACTCAAAACTGCACCTCAACAGCAGGAAAGCAGCAAATTGCGCGACGACAGCTGGGTGCTTGGTCTTATTGGAAAACCTTGGGTGCGCGGCGGGGTTGGTCCAGACAGCTTTGACTGCTGGGGATTGCTGCGCTGGGTGTACCAGCACCAGCTGGGGATTGAGCTGGACAAGTTTGACGGGGATGGACGGGTGGTGGCTCAAGCTGTGCGCAAGGCGCAGCAGGAGCAAACCCGCTGGCTGGAACTACGATTTCCAGAACACCTTTGCGCCGTGGCTATGTCCACCGGGAAA